CTGGTGCAGGTGTAGCGCACGACGGGCATGATCAGTCTGCGGTAATCTCAAGCTCGCCGGCGTCGGCCTGAGGACGGATGCCGTTGCTGATGGCGAGGCTCGACGTCAGCGCGCCGCTGACCATGTAGTCCGTGGCGCCCGACGATGAGGATACCCAGGCGAAGTGTGTCGCGGTTTCTGACCCGCCGGTACACAGCGGCCACTGCACCAGCGCGGCATTGGTGAAGCTGCTGCCGCCGTCGGTCCAGGCTGTGGCCTTGGTTTGCGCGACGCGGGCGTAGCCCGTATAGGCGCACTCTGCGGCGAGCGATCCGGTCTCACCGGGGTCGCCGGTAAACAGCGCCCAGTAGCCGGTGGCAGAAGCGCGCCAGCTGGGGTCAGTGCCCTTGCAAATCATTTCGAGCACGTCGTTTTCGGTGGAGTTGGATGCGGACATGGTGAGGCTCCTTATGTGTCGGTTTCGAGCTGCGTGGTCTTGATGATGTTGCCGGTGCGATCGCGCTCGACATCGGATTCGGTCTTGCGGTCCGGCAGGGAATCGATGGCGATGCCGGGCAGGCTGACGATGGCGACCTCCTGCGGGCCCGCCTTGGCCTCGGGAAGGTGGATGTGGTTTTCGTTCGCGACAGCGGCCGGATGGACATCAATGTTTGTCGGGCCGGTGGTGACTTCTGGGGTGGTGATATTGTTTTCGAGCCTGACCATCCCTTCGGGAAGGTTGACTGTGGTAGGGCCGGCCTTGAAATCAATGGGTACGTTGAGGTGCCATTGTGGCGCGGACACTGGCACGGCTTCATTCTTGCGCTCGAAAGCAGTGAGGATCTGCTTGACCTCGGTGAGCATGGCTTGCGTTTTGGCAGCGGCATCGGCGGCGGCATCGCTGGCAGCAGCGGGCACGTTGGTGGCGATGGGCAGCTGGTCGGCATCGCCCCCCTGGGGGTTAAGTTCGTCAAGTGCGCGGACTTCGTCTTGCGTCATCCAGGCGGGGCTGCCGCCGGCGCCCAGGGCTTTGGCGAAGTATTCGGCGCGGTCTTTATGGGCGCCACGCATGAGGGCCTGGGGCATGAATTTGAAGTAGAGGCCCTTGGCGCGTTCTGTTTCGCTGAGCAGGCTGGCATCGGCGGACTGCTCCAGGCGGGCATACCAGGGGCCCATGGTGTGCACGACGTGGGCGAGGAACATTTGCTCGGCGCTGGCGAAGGTGGCCGATTTGTCGTAATGCCCGACCATGATGGGCAGGACGCGGGCAAAGCGGCAGATTTCTTCGATCTGGAAGCGGCGCTGCTCGATGAGCTGAGCCTGGTCGTTTTGCTGGGCAGTAGGGGTGTATTTGATGCCGCCCCACAGCAGCGCAGTCTTGAAGGCGTTGGAGAGGCCGCCTTGCAGGGCCTGCCAGCTGGTGCGCATTTCATCGCGGTCTTCTTTTTTGGGGGTGCCTTCGGTGGTGAGGATGCCGCCTACCCGGGCGCCGTTGCTGAACATGCGGGCGCTGTGTTCTTCGGTGGCGAGTGCGAGGCCGAGGGCTTCACGGGCGAGCTTGATGGCGTCGAGCCCTTGCCAACCGTTCCAGCTGGGGCCGCGGATGTGCCACATGTCTTCGGCAGGGATGGGGATGCGGCGGCTGCCGGTGTCGACTTCGTAGCTGAGTTGCCAGTTGCTGTCGCGCTTGACGGTGATGTTTTGCGGTTCGTAGGCCAGGAGCTCGACGATCTGGCCACGGACGCGGTTTTTCCAGATGTAGGCGTTGTTGCAGAAGACGAGGTGCAGTGCGATCTGCTCGCGCATTTCGTAGCTGGTCTGCCATTCGTTGGGCCGGGTGGCGAGCAGGTTGTAGAGGCCGTGGCCGGTGGCGGCTGTTTTTCCGCCGTTGGGGTTGTCCTGGAACAGCTTGAAGGGGACCTGGGCGAGGCCGTCGGCAATGACGCGGGCGCAGGCGAAGGCGGTGGTGATTTGCAGGGCGGTCTGCCAGCTGACGGCGACGCCGGCTTTGGAGCTGAGCTGGAGGCCTTCGATGATGTCGCGCAGGGTGGTGACGCGCTCGGTGTTTTTGCGTTCGCCGCCGATGTTGAAGCCGAATAGTTTCACCAGACCTCCAGGCCGACTTCGGCGTGATCGGGCTCCAGGACCATGCTGCGGTTGTGCGCAACGATGGTGGCGATGGCGGCATCGATCTTGTTGGTGGCGCGCAGTTTGCGCGGGAAGATGTTTTCGTTGCGGTCAGGGGCGACTTCGACGTTGCTCATCTGCCAGACGTAGCAGGGGTTGCCGTCGTGCCGGTAGCGCCCGGCGTCGATGAGGGCCTGGATGTCTTTCATGGGCTCGCTCATGTAGCGGACTTGCTGCGGGATGTCGACGACGGTGAAGCCTTCGTTGGCGAGGTTGGCGCCCATTTGCTGGCCACCCCAGGGGTCTTTGGCGATTTCACGGACAACGACGATGTCGGCGCTGGCGATGATGTCGGCTTCGATGTGGCTGAGGTCGATCATGTTGCCGGGGGTGACGATGAGGTGCCCGGCATGGACCCAGGCTTGGTAGTGGGCGTTTTCGGGCCGGTCTACGGCGGCCTGGGGGACGTAGTTGCGGCTGATGGCGGTGTAGCGATCGAGGCCATCGACGGTGTCGCGGAATTCCCAGACGGCGCTGGCGATGTCCTGCTTGCTGGCGAGGTCGAGGCCGATAACGCATTCGCGGCCCTGGAATTGCTCAAGGGCGAGGGTGATGTCGCCGGCCTGCTGCAGGTTGTGCAGGTTGAGCCAGGGCGAGGCGGCAGCGACCCAGACGTTGAGGTGTTTGGTCTTGAAGACGTTTTGCTTGCGCGAATCCTGGCGGGCGATTTCCTGTTGTGCCTTGAGAAATTCGGAGTCGACGCTGACGCCATAGTTGGGGTTGGCTTTGATGAGGGCGTCTTCGCCGGTCCAGTCGTCGCTTTCGTCGATGGTGTAGATGATGCCGAAGCGCTGGTCGTTTTCGATGAGGCCTTCGAGGATCTTCTGCAGTTCGACCTGGTGCAGGTAGCAGGGGCCGGAGATGTCGGTGCCGGCGGTGGTGATGACGAGCATGAGCGGCTGTTTGCGCGCACCCATGCCGGTTTGCATGGTGTCGTAGAGCTCGGAGGTTTTGTGCTCGTGGTATTCGTCGACAATGGCGCAGCTGGGGCTGGCACCGTCGCCGGGCTTGCCGATGACGGGTTCGAATTTGCTGTTGGTTTCGACGACGGCGAGGTTGGAGGCGTTGGCGCTGACGTTGTATTTTTGCCGAAACTGGGGGGTGGCGCGGGCCATGAGCAGGGCCGGGCGGAAGACTTCCATGGCCTGGTCTTGCGAGGTGGCGCCGCTATAGACTTCGGCGCCGAACTCTTCGTCGACGGCGAGCATGAAGTTGCCAATCACCGAGGCGAGGGTGCTTTTTGCGTTCTTGCGCGGGACGAAGAGGTCGGCCACACGGAAGCGGCGCTTGCCGGTGTCGCGATGGACCCAGCCGAAGATGGAGCCGAGGATGAAGACTTGCCACATGCCGAGTTTGATGCGCTCGCCGCGGGCGGCCCAGTCGCCCTTGATGTGGGGCATGAGCTCGGCAAAGCGGCAGACGCGCTCGGCGGGGTGGTAGGCCTTGCCTTTGCTGTCGATGAGTTCGGGGTTGAAGACGTAGGGCCAGTTGCCCAGGACCGCGCGCGCGAGGTCATTGAGGTGGCGCTGGCAGGCAAGCCGGACCCATTTGCAGGCGAGCTGCCGGCCCTCTACGACGTCACGCGCGTACTGGGTGACGATGTCGCCAAAGGGGGTGGGCGATGTCATACCTGGTCCCATCCGCCTTCACCGGGTTCGGCAGGCAGCAGGGAGAGCTGGCGGTTGTTGCTGGGGGTGACGCGCGAGCGGACGTCGGGCGCCATGCCGAAGCGATCGAGGAATTTGTTGACCTGCTCGGCAGCGCGACGTCCGCAGACGTAGTGGTGCGAGTAGATGAGGTTGCCATTGACGGTGGGGACCATGGTGCCGTCTCCGCCCTGCCAGGTTTCGCCCCTGTCTTCCGCTTCCTGGCGCTGCTTTTCGGCGCGCTCTTTGTCAGCGGTGAGGCGCGTGTTGTGCCAGACGTACTCGGCCCAGGCCTGGCAGTACAACGTCAGCGCGGCGCGATCGACCAGGGCGACCAGCCCGGCGCTTTCGAGCAGGGGCGTGATGCGTTTCCACTCCTTCTTGGCTTCTTTCCAGCACCAGGAAGGGCACGTCGGGATCTCGACTTCGGGCTGGAACTCGTCGAGCAGCGACAGGTTGGGCTTCTTGCTGGGGTTCCCATGCAGTTGATGCACGGTGGCAGATTTCGGTGCCGGCCCTCGTGATCCCATGGTGCTACTCCCATAAAAAAAGCCACCCGGAGGTGGCTGGTGTTGTGCTGTGATCGACATCGCAGCGGGCCAGCGGTAATCCGCTGGCCCGGAGCGTGTTGCCGGTCGCAAGTGTTTATCGCAGACGTCTGCAAAGGGGGTACCCCCCCTCCCCTCAAAACCCCCGAACGTAAAAATTTGAC